CGCTCAATCGCACCTGCTTCTTCAGGAGTAACCATGGTATTAGGGCGTGCTTTAGGCCGCATAGACGTCATAGGGGCGCTAGTAGCCGCTTTCTTTTTCTTCATCATGCCCGCGGGGCGTGCTTTAGGTCTCATCATTGTCGGTATCCTTATATAGGTTGTTAAATACGCGATTTGTATCCCAGACGTAATCCACGTCTTCTTTAGAACCATACGAGTGTTGGTTTGGCTTGAAGTCTGGGGCACCTTGGCCTGTTTCAAACCACGCAGGGTGCGTAACGCGAACCCGGTTATTTGGTAGTGCTACTATGTTACCTGTATACTCTCCGGCATCTAGCAATTCAAGCACGTGGCTTTGCTTATGCTGCGCTGGGTCGTCAGCCACTTCATTATCAGTGTAGTCTACGGTAAAATAATACTTGGCGGGGTAAAACTCGCCATCTACTTTAGCTATCCATGGCGCAGGAGACGCACGTTCTATCTTATACACACTATGAGTGTGAGACATGCAGTCCCAAGGTTGCGCTAGATACGGTGGCAACTCTGTAGGCCATTCTTCAAGGGGAGTGTCGGCGACAAGCGCCGTAAGCGGTAGACGTGCCCACATGGCCCCACCATGAACATTAGGTTCATCTGTGTCATCAGACTCACACCCAGTGAATATCACTTGGAAGCTCAACGTCCGATTAGGCATTGTGGTTACAGCGACGACCATGGCGTGTAAAAACTCTCCGTGATAACCCTCTAAATTTTTCGTATACTCCCTCCGCACCCATGCTTTGAAATACGGAATACTACTTGTTAGGTAAGGCATTAAGTTCCTTTTTTCGTTTTTTCGCTGCCGCCTTCTTACGCTGTTGCGATAGTTTAGAAGGAGGCGATTGGATTTGTTTCTTCATCTGCGTACGACCAATAGCCATCTAACAGTTCCACTTCCGCAGGCTCTTGTTGATCCGACTATCCGGGTCGTTAGCCGTCTTTGCGCTTGTGTTGCGCTTCTTCATACCTTGCATACGGGCGCAGAAAGACTTCCGACGGTTAGCCGCCTTAGAGCCTTTTTTAAGTTTGCTGGGTTTGGTAGTTACCGCCGTCTTGAGTTTACTGCCGGGATTAGCTTTCCGGTAGCTTGCAACGCCTTTAGCATTGAGGCCACCGGACTCGCTTTTACCCTCTTTGCGGGTCCACGCAGGAGACTTCTTAACGGAGCCACCTGATTTGTAATAGCACCGCATAGCACACCTCTAGCTGTAAAATACTGTCATGGCGCTGATGTTGGTCATAGCCGTGATAAGTACGTCATTCTGACACCGGAGACCCCAGTCTGGAATGTTTACCGAGTGTGAGTCTGAAGCAAGGAAGTCTAGGTCAAGAACAGTCCGACCACCAGAACCATCAGTGATAGTAAGGCGTCCTGCGCCACCTGCGGTAGTCAACACCTGAACCTGACGGATTCGTGCGGGGCCAACACCAAGAGAGGCGGCAGTAGTGACTCGTTTCGACTGTACGTCTGAATTAGCCATCCGTTATCCCTTCTTTTTTGGAGGACGGCCACGCTTCTTAGCAGGTTTTGTTTCCCACGCCTCATTCACATCAGGAGTAGAAGGGTCGTCTGCTTTAAGCGTACCGTCATCATTTCGAGCACGAACAGGAGTTGTTTTGATGGGAGAACCATCAGCGTTGAGTCCGCGACGTGCTAGCTCTTCCGCAGAAGCTGGTTTGAATCTACTCATAACCTAACTCCTTACGCTGCTGCGATTGTGGCACCTGTATCAGAACGCTTCCAGTCTGTGCCATTAGAGAAGGCCAAGATTGCTGCGCCTGCTGCACCGTTAGAAACGTATACAAGCGTACCAGCACCTGCATCAGAGGCTGATGGAGCGGTTGCAACTGTGTATGTTGGAACTTTGATGTCGCCGATAAAACCAGCGGTTGAGGTCACTGGACCTGAAAAGGTAGTATTCGCCATGAATATGTCCTCACATGCGAGTTAAGTGAATCTGTCTGCATGTCGTCAGTCGGGCCTGTCAGATTCACGGGATAGTCCCGATAATTAACAATCTACCACCGTATAACGTGATATGTCAACAATAAGAAAAGGGGCCACCGGAGCAGCCCCTCTTTATTACGATACCGTCCAGCTTATGCGCCGGGGGAACCGAAGATACCCAGTGGGTCAGATACACCGAAGCTGTAACGCTCACGAGCTTTGTAGCGGCTGTTGCCAGTATCAAAGTCAGCGTCCATCGAAGTAGCCATTGGGCTACGTGTGAAGTGCTTCAAGCCGTTTGGAACGTCTGTCATCAAGAACCATGCGTTGGTGTCTGTCAGATAGTGGTTGACAGTGTAACCTTCAGGAATTGACCCGTTGTTACGCAGTGCGTTGATGTCGTTGTCTGCTGTGCCTACACGACCCTCGGTATCCAACAAACGTGTTGCAACGAATTGCAACGCTGGCGGAATAACCAATTTGCGTGGTTTAGCAGCAATCAACAAGCTACGCTCGTCAGTCCAACCTGCAATCTGAATAACAGCCGCTTCCAAAGAAGTTTCGTTAAGATCAGCCGCAACTGTTGGACGGTTCGAGTTTGAACCACCAGATACCAATGGGTGATCGGTAGCACACAAGGATTTACCGTCACCGTATGTGGTGCCTGCAGCAAACGCGTTGTTAAGGATTGATGCAGCCTTAACTTGCTTGGTGTACGCCATCGCACGAGCGAGTGCTTTAGTATAACGAGATGACAAGGAGTCATACAGGTTATCTTCAATAGCTTCCTCAGTGATTGAGAAACCCATTGCCACTGTTTCGTGTGTATAACGAGCGGACCATGCTTCTTGCGCGTTGTCGTACTCGATTGCAGAGCCTTCGTCTTTGACTGGGGCTGCTGAGAAACCGGATAATTTGGTTTCTTCCTCAAATGAACGGTCTGAGGACTCTGTTTCAAAAATTTCGGCGTGTTCTTCACCGTATTTTGCGTATTCCATTCCGAACAATGCGTTCAGGCCGGGGAGCAGCTCTTTAAGTAGCTGGGCGCGTGAAATAGCCATGTTTTATTCTCCTTATACGCCAGTTGCGTTCTGATACTGGTGCTTCCCAAAGTTGAACTTAACGACCAGCTCGACATATGTGTCTGCAGCGGTTGCTGTCTCGGCCACTACGTCAATGACGCGGATTGGCAAAGTGTTCGTAGTGGCTGCTGAAGTCGAAAGTACAGCGACCTTCGAGTTCCCAGTTGCGGTGGAACCTGCGTTTTGAACAAGCGACATGTTGTTACCTACAACAGTGCGACCTACGCCAGCGATTACGGTTGTGCCGGACACAACAGCAACTTTATAAAGCTGGTCAGGATCGTCTGCTACGTAAGCAACGATGTCGTTCGCTGCAGTGTTTGCAGGGAAGTATTGGCTATACAACTCATAACCCAAGTTAGGGTCAGTGTATTTACAACCGAGGAATACACCTACGGGAGTTGCAGTTGTAGTGCCTTCGTCTTTTTCAAGCGTGCCATCGGCGATTAACTTCACAAGGTCTCCGTTAAGAAGATTTGTGTCGTAGCCTGAAGCAATAGGTATTTGACGAGTTGCCCCGGCAAAGACCTGTCCACCGACCAAGTTGATCGGTTTCAGCCCATAGGGGGCGTCAACAGTAGGATAAGCCATTTTAAGCTCCTAAGATTAAGTTCCTTTACCGAAAGTAACCTTCGTTTTCCGTTCATTGAACAGGGGCATACGAGGATCATTTTCTCTCATAAGGTTGTTATCAACGGAGTGCATCTGAGACTTTGCTTGGGTCGAGTAATACTCGTTCCGCTCTTCAACTAACTCCTTTGGAGCCTTACATAGCATCAAACCACCAATAACTATGTTGTCCTTAAAGCGTTCTTGCTCAATGGCAACCATTGTAATTTCTGGATGATCTGTTGCCTTTACAGGCTCCCAACCTTCTCTAAGTTTTGAAGAAACATTGGTGGCGTCTACTTGACCCTGCGTGCTGACGCGGACCCAGTGATAGTCGTACCCTGCCTCGGGCGTCGGAGATGGAAGCACCTCTGGACGAGTCCAAGACTTTTTGCGAACTGTACGCTCACGAGTTTCGAGTTCACGATTAATGCGATTCTCAGCCATTTTGTTTCCTCATATCTATTGCAACCTGTTTGGCGTATTGTTCGGGTGTCAACCCTAACCGTTTGGCAATCTGGACCTGTGTACGTGTCAACGTCACTTTCTTGGGTGCTGTGCTCCGCGTTGCGGGGGCAACCACTTGGGCCTTTTTACGCTTCGGTTCGGCATCCTCGAAATTATCGGGGAAGACCTGACGCATACGAGAGTCAATCGTCTCGTAGTATTCATCACTCTGCGGGCTTATGCCCTGTTTGACAAGTTTGTTGTGCAACCCCAGCGCCAAACTTGTCATTTCATCGTCGCTGCCAAACCATGAATTGTTCTTTTGCCAATTCGCGGCCCGTTCATCGACTTGTACTGCCGGGGCGGTCTGTTCTACCTGCGTTTGTACAGGGGTTTGTGTCTCCTGTAAAGCGGGTAATTTGAAGTTTGCTAACCTATCGGACTTAATCTTAGCATTGGTTAGCTTTTCTTGTGCTTCGAGGACAGCGTCTGAATCACCAGATTCGTACGCTTCTTTGTACGCACGCTTGGCTCCTTCGGTTTCAATCGCAGCGTTCTTCTTAGCCTGCTCAAGTAACGCTGTCTGATTCTTGTTGACGTTGCCTTTTAGCTTTTTGTTTTCTTCCATAAGCTGCTGAGTGACGCGCTCAAGCTCCTGACGCTCTCGGAGAGCTTCTTCTTTAGCTCTACGCTCATCATGGTAGCCTTTGCTGAAATGCTGGATACGCTTGCGAACTTTGTCTGAATAGTCTTCCAACTCTTCGTCAGTGACATCAGTCGGCGGCTCTGACGCTTTACGGCCACGATCAGCTTTCGGCGTATCGTCAACAACTTCAACTTCAAAGTCGTCATCGTCAGTATCCACTTCACCTTCAGGTTCAGGAGCGGCATCTGCTCGGAAGTCATCCGCAGTCTTTTTGCCAGAGATGTCGATCTCCACTGCGCTAGACTCTTCGATAGCCATTTTGTTGTCATCTTCATCATCGGGAAACTCAAACTCTACTTTTTGAAATGCCATATCTATGCCCTCTGAATGCCACTAGGGTCGGTTACGACGGCTTCTACGGAGTCATCGTTCATCAAACGATACTCTACACCGCCAATGGTAAAGCGTGTTCCTGAGTTCATACGGAACATCACGAAGTCACCCTCTTTGCACCAAGCTCCATCGGGGAAGCGGTCTTTGTCCGCATACGCCCCATCCCCCATATCAACCACCAAGCCAATGATAGACATGATGTGGTCTTGGGTTTTGGCTGTTTCAGTTTTTAGGATAGACGTCCCTGCTACGGTCTCTTCCGGTTGCGGTAGTGCAACAAGAATGCGGTAGCCCACGGGTCGTGGTAATTGTAGTTCTAGTTCAGCATCGCTGATTTTAACTGTTTCTTCAGTCATCATCGTTTTCCATATAGTTTCGCGCAAGGTCTTCAACATACGATTTGCTGGCTTCGAGACCCCGAATTAAGCCAACAACCTCCCTATAATTCGCGTAATCTTTAGGTGACCCCGCGGATAGGAAACTCTGTGCAGACGAGATGTCCTCGTCGATTTTATTTTTCAGCACGTCAAAGACGGTTTTAGCCATGATGTGTTATGACTCCTTCTTGGGTGTTTGGTTCTGTGCGTTCTGCATCATGCGAGCCAGCTCAAGGTCAACCTTGTTCTCCTCAACACGTTTAGCGGTCATGTCCCGCACACCTTGACGCTTGGCGTCAATCGCTAACTCAGCCTTGTCCACGTTGATCTGTTCTGACGCAATCTTAGCGTCGATCATCATTTTCTGGGCTTTGAGCTGTACTTCTGCTTGCTTGATTTGCGCGTCAGCCTGATCGTTTGCGGCTTTACGCTGCTGCTCTGCCTGTTTGATTTGCAGCTCGGCCTGTTTCATCTGGAGGATGGGGTCTTGCTGTTGCTGTTGAGCCTTCTGTTGCGCTGCCTGTTGCTGGTTTGCCTGCGTAAGTTGTTTGCCTGCGTCTGCAACGAGCCGTGACAGTTGGACCTCCATATCCTCGTCCATCTCCTCGTTTGGAGCGGGGAGCGGCACACCCAACTTCTCCTCGATTTTCGTGCGATACGCGAACCCGAGGTGCTCGGCGATATGTGCCTGTAGCGAGGCCATAATCTGTTTTGCCTGTGGGTTCTGCCCAATCATCTGCATCATCATCGGGTCTTGCATGAACGATGTATGCGTAGCGATGTGAGCTTCGTGGTCTTGGTAGATAAACGCTTTCATCGGCTTGCCGACCAACGCATCCATGTTCTCGCTGATTGGGTCTGTGGGCTTCGCGTCGTCCTTCGTGGGCACGAGTTTATCTGCGTTCTTCACGCCCAGCACTTCTATCATCTGACGATGTAGCTGCGGTAAGTCATAAATCTGTGGAGCTTGCGCTGACATCTGCAGGACTGTTTGGTACTGGACCACCCGCTGTGCCATCGTAGAGTTGTTAGGGTCGCTCACAGGGATCACATCGACCATCAGGTAGTCAGACCGCTTGGCACCCACTTCGCCTCTGTGCGGGACGTACGCGTACTCTGCGGGGGCATACTCGGCCATGATAGCCTTGAGGAGCTTGAACTCCTGCTTCATAGCATAGTGTACACGTGCTTGGACCGCGGCCATAGGTTTCAGCGTGCGCTCCAACAGAGCCAACGTCGTACCCACAGGAGCGTTTGCAGACATGTCAGAGATGTCCATATCGCTAATCGCACCCAATCTGCGACCTTCAGACGTAATTTGGTTCAACAGGGCGAGAAGGGTTTGGCTAGGTTCTTTGTAGGGAAGGGGCATGATGTTGTCACGGATAGACCCCGATGGTACATCTACGTCCTTAAACTCGCCCGGATTGATCGGTGAATCGTCCCCCTTGATACGTAGTCCACGGGACTTTAACCCTCCCGGGAGGTTGGAGAGCGTACCAGCATCAACGAGCTGACGTATCAAGGAAGTCCCAGCACGGGCATATCCACCGATAATGTGGATCAATCCGAGTCCATAGAACCCAAACCCCGGCACATAAACATAGTGGACGAAGTGCTGACGTTTGAGTGTGAGAGGATCACCCTCCTCGTAGTTTCTACGGATCGCCAGCACTTCGCCACTTCCACGCTCAATCGTAACAACATACGGGCGAGCAATCCCGTCGTCGTCATCAACACCCTCAATCAAGAGGTCAGCGTGTATTTCATAGATAGCGTACCGCTCATCGTTCGTTAGAGAATACCCACCATCTTCGGCTTTTTTCTCTTCAATATCAGTATGGTACGGCTCTGGTTCACCAAGGTCGATGTCTCGATAGAACCCGGCAGCTTGGAGCTTCTTCAATTCGTTCTTTGTCTTGCGCATGACGTGCGTTACACGCTCTGCGGCCTCGATATTTGACGCGCCATAGGGCACAATCACGTCTTCTGCGGAGATATAAATAGACGCCTGACGCCCTAAATTAGGGTCAAAATACACCTTTTTGAACGCCGATCCAGCCAAACCAAGGCTATACAACATCCGTTCGTGTTCTGGACGATACTCAATCATATTCTCAGTGAGTTCGTAGTTCATGTCGGACCTAACACGGGCCGCGGCTTCCTCTTTTTCCTTGGTTTCTTCGCCAAGAATCTTCGTCTTCACTGGTCCTGCAGCGGGGAACGTCTCAGTCATTGCCTCTGCTTGGAACCGAATAGCTGCTTCTGCTAGGATTGTAGAGTTAACTCCACACGCGCCTTCCCATGGGTCCATACGCTCTTCGTACTTGAAACCCAGCACGTCCAGACCTGTAACAAACGTATCCGCCCAGTCTTTACGACCTTCGATGTCGGTCTCAACTTGACCCACAAGATCACTAGACAACTCATTTAAGTGTGATTCATCAAGGACTTCGGCCAAGTTCATACCAAACTCGGTAAAATCCATCTCGTCACCGGGGATAATGGTGATCTCCATGCTACCGTCGTCTAGTGTAACCGACTCGGGATCAACGATCTCAATCTCTAGTTCAGAAACATCCATTTCTTCCACGCCGTCCAAACCACCTTCGAGATCATCCTCGAAACCTTGTGGTGCTGCGTATAGTCCTTTTTCAATAGCCATAGCTAAATCCCCTAATAATACCCGCCTCGACGTTGTTTAAAGAACCGCTGTTCTTCAGGTTCATCGGTAGGCAAACGAATAAACCCTCCCTGCCGAAAGCGCATAAGGGCCATCACCGTAGAGTCTACGAGGTCATCATTACTCATAAAGGGAAATCCTGCAATCTCTTCGACAACTTCTTCAGCCCACCGTGTCTGCGGCACCCACACAATTTCGGACGCAATTATGTCCGCTACGGAGTTGAGACGTGCCGTTTTGTCTCCCGACCCCCTGTGAGGGGTATACTCCGATACTGGCAAGCCCATACGCCGCATCTCTTGATACAGAGCTACACCAGAGCTTTTCTTCTCCACAATGAACGAATCTGGTTCCCAGTCTTGGTACTCTTCCATTGCAAGCTGTTTAAGCTCTGGGAACTCCATACGCTGTTTGATGCTATTTAACAATATAATATTGTACGCGTTGGTCTCTTCGTTCAAGAATACACCCCATGTGGTAAGGGCTGTATAGTCTGCACGGTTATGTCTCTCGGCTGCGGCGTCAAGCGACATGATAATATACTCGCAGGACGGAGGCTGCTCGTGCATCCACGTTTGCCACCACTCTCGTTTTACGATGGCGGCTTCTTCTGCAGTGGGTTTTTGCTGATACTGCGCGTTCCACTGGAACGTAGGCATCGACGCTTTGGTGCGCAGTAAAGCCTCTAAATCAAAGAACTCAGGCCACAGAGGCTTCTGAACTTCTTTCTTTGTCTTCTTGTTAAGAACTTCTAGTATGGCGGGGAACTCAACCACCTCATACTGGTCTGAGCGTTCGTTCTGTGTCATGTCACGCACAACACGGCCTGTCAGGTCATCCATGTGCCACCGTGTCTGTATGATCGCTACACGGCCTCCCGGCATCAAACGGGTACGAGCACCGAAGGTGAACCACTCATATGCCTTCTCAAAGACCTCAAAGTTGCCGTTGATAACATCTTGTTCTGAGTGTGGATCATCCACAAGTAACAAGTCAGCACCACGGCCTGCAAGTGCAGAGCCAATACCGCACGCATAGTATTCTCCCCCTACATTAGTGTTCCACCGTCCTGCTGACTTACTATCAGACGCAAGCTGCACGGTAGGAAATATTGAACGATACTGATCTGTAGCAATCAAGTTACGCACTTTACGACCAAAATCTACAGCAAGATCAGTAGTATGCGAGACCATCATAACTTTTTTGTCTGGATTTCGCCCTAAAAACCACGCTGGGTAGAAGATAGAAACGAGCTGTGACTTGCCATGACGTGGTGGAATATTCACGCAAACACGGTCTTTATCGCCTTTTTCAATACCCATCAGCATGTTTGCCAGTATGCGGTGGTGCTTACCTACGATAAAGTCCGGCATCATCAATTTGCAGAACTCAATAAGGTCGTCATACGCACGTTTATTAGTGCTTCTCGTGTGTAACTCGTCAACCATACGGTCAATTTCAGCTACTTCTTCAGCGCTGAACGCATCTAGGTTCGCCAACATGACCTCAATATCGGCCTCGTTGAAATCTAGCCCCTCAGTCATCGTCAAACCCAAACTCTTCGTCAGTATCTAGGTCTTCATGGGGTATAATAACGGCATCTTCTACGGGTGGAGGTGGGTTTACCAGCTTTGCGAGCTTGCCACGCAGCTTTTCTTTGATGTCATCGGTGGTTTGGTGCGTAATCGTCACCTCAGACTTCTCTGTGAACAAGCCTACGTCTGAAATCTTACCCAGAAGCTCAAGCGCACGCATACGCACGCGAGGATCAGGGTTTTCTGACTCAATTACGAGCTTATTAGTCACCAGATTACGCAGTTGCTTGGAAGATTCGACCACAGAATGGTTAAATTCGGCGATGATGTCGTTTGTTAGGCGCACAGATGCAGGTGTTAGAGCTGCGGCGCGCTTGTTGGTAACTTTTTGGGACGTTTTATCTGGTGCACTGGCATACGCAGTGGCCAAAGTAGAGGCAACTTCCTTATCTACCTCATCTGGCTCAAGATTTACGCCGTGTTCCTCTAACTTATCCACGGTTTTACCCAACGCAGCGGCGCGTTCTGGTAGAGGTATGCTCTTAACCTCGTCTTCTAGGGGCACCCCTAGTTCAGGAATGGCATTCATTGTCATAGTACATCGCAGGTTGGTAACCGATAACGGAATAATAGGGTACAAAAAATTTTTTGACAAGGGTTTTCAAAATGGGGTGGGGGGTTTTCAAAAAATAGCAATTCATTCGTGTATATTAGTATTACTACACATAACGCGGAGTCCCACATGACAGCGCGGGGGGTGGGGGTAGGGTGGTGTCGCGCCATGCTCGATTTAGGGAATTCCCTAAATGGTATCCAATGCCATCCAATGCCATATGATGCCAAGCGATGCGGTTCTATCTATTGTCTAACACGTTATGACATGACATAAAGTAATTGTCAGCACGGCCATGAGGCGAAAATAAGTCTGACAATATGGAGAACTACAATGTCTAATCTTACACTGAACGAGATCGCAATCAACG